CTTATCAATATTAGATATGGATTCGTAATACCGAGTGTAACTATTAACTAATTCTCGGGATTTCTCCTGATTAAAAGTATTCATAAGTTTCAGTACCTCTAAAATAACTTTAGAATCTAAAGTGTGAAGAGTATACCAAGACTTCTGAAATAGTCACTCGATATAGGTACGTTTACCTAAGGGACTATTAGGATGTGATAATCACACCAATAAGACCCTTAGATGAGTACTAAGCTTAAAGTAAGCAGTAGAAACTGCCTTGCTTTTAGCTTTATACCCATAACCTAGAAAGGATAAAATACTATTGAGGGAAAGGTCATATTTACGAACAAATTCAACTACTAAAGAAGTAGAAACTAGAGTAGCTACAGACTCCTTAAAAGGGAGCATGTTGGCCATAGTAGAGTCGACAAAAAACTTCTTAGCAAATTCGATTACAAATCGATTCTTCGCTAAAATGGATTTTGCGAGACCCGCTTTAACTCCAATTCTCTCCAAAAGACGTTGATATCTGCTCGTAGGTAGATATCCTTTAATGACACCATCGTCACCCAGGACAGCATAATTAGTAAACCATTCACCATGTTTTGATGATGAAAATTGCATCATCGCATGATGAGTGAGAGCTAACATAGCTCAAGAGGATAAAGCCCCCATGGGTTGGCCAACAGAGTAAAGTACTGATTCTAGATCTAAATCGTACTCCTCTATGGCCTTCTCAGGAATAGCATATTCCCTACCTACTAATAAATCTGCCCAAGAGTCTGAGAAAGACTTGGAGTCAGGTACTATATCCTCTAACAGAATCTTTAATAAAGATTTCTGTAAAGATATAGGCAACCTATCTGTGGCAGACGATAGATCGATAGAACTAAATAAACCTCGAGGCTTTGAACTATATTTATCTTGGAGTAACTTTACAGGACTCATTTGATCGAATGTCCCATCCTGAGGGATTTTTCTTAAAATAGAAAAAATCCACTCGTGAAGAGGATACATCAACCATTGAGTTCAGGCATCTACCATTGCAAACACCCT